CACCAACACCCGCCAGCGACATCAAAGCCGCTTTCACTTCCGGGTCAGGAGCAAAAACAGGTGGTGCATCTGGAATGGCGGGAGGTTGAACGGCCGTTAAAGTCAACGGCGCAACGATTTCTTGAATGACGGGGGCGGGGGGCACGGCAGGGGCGCCGCCACCTTCCTTGTTTGGTGGGTCTTGGTCGCTTCGGAAGGCATCGCCATCAATATCAGCAGGGGTTTCAATGGGTGGAATGACTGCGCCCACCTGTGGCACCACATGACCACTGCTGATAAGGCTATTGAGGTAGCCGCCGGCGGCAAGGCCAATCACCTGATCCACCTCGCACCTGCCCAGCGAACGGCCGTTTGGGCCGTTGTACGTGCTGGCAATTTTGACGACAACAGGAATTACAGGTTTCATAAAACACTCCTAACAGACGTTAGTCTTTAAGTACAGGTCAACCGCCACACCGTTGTATTCGTTGTTGCTTCGATGCGGATAGTTGAAAATGCCTGTACGGAAGTTGATATTGACAATGGTGAACCCTGCCGCTGGGGTTCTGTTTCTGGAAACTTGGCCCATATAGGCATCGCAGTAAGAAACTTCAGTGAGATAGAGCGGCCCTATCTGCTCATTCAAGCCAACAGCTTGATAGAGCATCAGGTCAGTCATTACCCAAGTGACCTCTGTGGCCTTAAAAGCCACCGGCTTAAAACTAGAGACCCCCTCACCATAAACACCGGGAGGAAACAAAAGGCGGCGCGGCACAGTACCCGCATCTACCTTAGACCTCACCTCACCCGGTTGGAACGCCAAAATTTTAATTGTGCGATCTGTCCCGGTGGTGACCGGTATCTCCCAATTGCAAATGGCTTGGTAGGCATCCAGCAGTGAAGCCATTTACAGCACCTTCACGTAATATTGAATGCGCTCTTGAATGTAAGAGGGGATGCTGGGAGGAACAAGCAATTCGCCTTCACGACTCGCCACGAAACCAGATTCATCTACAGCATGACGCATCCGGTACAAATGAACGGCCAATGCCGTTGTTGCCCACTCAATCGCCTCTGGCGGGGTGCTACTGAAGCCCCACATGCCCGTCACGGCAATGGCCTCTTCGGGGCTGTTGTTGAATGTCCAGTATTTGCCCGAAGAATGCTTGAACACGATTTGCCAGAATGGGAAAGCGTCCGATTGAGCCGAGGAGATGTAGATAGTACCATCGGCGCGTGTGAAGTTGCGGGGCTGAGGACTGATTTCATCCATATCAACGGCCGTTCCATCACCGTTGACAACGGCCGTTATTTTCCAAATGTCCTTGGGAAAGGTCAAAAATGGCCCCACCACATACGGCTCGACACAATCAATATAGCGCGTGGTCGCTTCGGTAACAGCGAACGTGCGCTTAGTGTGGTCATCAATCATGCGCGTGGCTCTATTGATGTTTTTTTCCAACAAATCATTTTCGTTGTTGTAATCGCTAGAGTCAGCAATGCGTTGAAGTTCCAGCTTAACGGCATCTAGGGTGGTATATGGTGTGGCCATGTGGTTTAACCTCGGATGTGAACGGTTTGAGCGAAGGCGGCTGGTTGAGTCACCGGAGAATCGCCAGCGCCGTACAAGAACAAAATAAGCGTGCCTTCTGTGGCAACACCGGCAACGGTAAGGGTTGCACTCAGGTAGTTGAAGCCATCGTCCAAGTTGGAGATGTCCACCGTTACGGCGACATACTTATTGTCGGAGGAGGCGGTTAGTTGGGTGATAGAGCCTGTGGTCGTGCCATCAACGGCATCAGTGACAACTTTGGCACCGGTGCCGCCGGAGGCGGTTGCTTGCTTCACCGCCAAATCAACGTTGCCATCACAGGCACCAAGGATAAGTAAAAAAGTGGCTTTTTGGTAATCGGCCACCAGCCGGTAAGTAGGGGTCGCCGTTGCCAATACCACGGGGGTAATCAGCACATCAATGTAGACATCGGCGGGAAGGTTCAAAATTTTGTAGGGCATTTTAGCTACCTCTTAAGGTGGGTCAGGGCAACGGCCGTTTGGAGGAACGGCCGTTGCCCATTGCTGGGTTAGAAATTTTAGGCGGCGGTGGTCTTCATAAGAGCGAAGCGGTATTTTTCATACACGCGCCCGGTCAAGAAGCGTTGAACATGAAATTCGACTTTACCAAGACCTGTACCGCTATCTTGCATACGGCGGATGGTTAAGCCGGGTAATTCCACAATGGCATAGCCGGCCATGTTGCCATGGATGATCGGGAATGCGTTGGCCGCAATATCGGACATGTGCTGGGTGCGTTTGATTGGCACACCGCGGATGTTCGTCTGGCGGGGACCCGTTCCCAAACCATCAGAGACCAGATAGCGGTCTTCTTGGTCTTTGAGCAGGCTAATTTGAGTGCGGGTAGCCTTGCTCATCGCCATGATCGTACCATCGGCGTATTGGTCGTCTACGGCATCTAATAACTCAATGATCTTGTCTGGATCAATGGTGCCGGCGGTGGCTGTGGCGGAGGTCACTTCGGTAATGCCCAAAGTGTTGACACCATCGGGGATGATACCCAATGGTTGCCCACCCGTACCAGTACCCATTAGAAAGGCCAAGTCTTCATCTTGAGCGGCCGTTTCGGTGATTTGCTTCTCGAGATAAGAGACAATGGAGGAAACGGACTGCAACATCATGGTTGTCACTGTCACCTTGAATTGATAAGGGTTGACCATCGTCATGATGTTGTTGAACGTGGTATTGGTGGCAACGGCAGTTGAACTTTCGCCACCCCATTGGCCACGGAAGCCGCTGGGATATTGGCTTCCGCCACCGTTATCAAGAATGATGTCTACACCCATGGCACCATTGGCTAGGGTGAAGATAGTGGCCCCATTGCTACGGACAACGGTCATTCCCGGTAAACGGGAAATAATCCCTTCTTGCATGTTCGGGGGGACGGCATAACCACCCAAGCGGCCCTGCGAGATTAACTGAGTCTCTTTGATAGCGGCCATATCATAGCCACTTTCCACAAGAGATTTAATGACGGACATAGGAAAGACCTGAGTCTCAATCAATTTCTGCTCAGTGGGGGTTAGTCGGGCTTCGCCAAGACGGATGTACTTGCCAAAAGCGGCCGTTTGGTCAACCAAAAATTCGCCGAGTTGGTTTTGGCTAGATTTGCCTGCCGCTTCCATGAAGACTTGTTTCATGGCATCGGAGGGATCGCCAAATTTATTGATATAAAGGCTCGCCAAGACAGACTTGGTGGCATCTTCTTGAGGAGCATCGGCGGGGGGAGCGTCCCCACCAACGGGTAACTTGTTGGTGGCTGGGGCGGCTTTCATCTCGCCTAACGTTTTTTCATGCGTTTCTAGCTTCGCTTCAATCGGTTTGAGGGCTTCACCAACCACGCCCTTCATGGCCGCTGTGATTTCTTCAATCGTAAGACTCATTTCATCTACCTCATTGCTTAGGGGTAATTGGTCGGCCGTCTCTAGGATGGACTTCAACGAAGGAACGGCCGTTGTTTTTGATAATTGTTTGAGTGGGGTTACTCGCGTCAGTTCGGGACCTGCGGCGGGTTTTACCGTTGGGCTGGCATCCAACCCCAACGGCCATTTGGCGATGTAGTTCACGTTCTTTTTGCCCGGCACTGGAACGCGAACCACCAAATGGGGGGCCGTGCCACTGGAAAAGCCCACAGCCATCTTGCCGGCTATTAGTAGCTTTTCTACGGCCATCAGATAGCGGTTGCTATCATCTAACTGCCCCTCAATCCAAACGCCCACCTCATCTTTGGTGAGGGTGGCTTTTGTGCCGGGCTTTAGGATAGATGTACGCCCAAGGGTGCGATCTTGCCCATGATCCCAATACATATCGGTTTCGTTGTGAAACCCAAAGTCGCTTTTGGCATCGAAGTAATCGCCGGTCAGGTCGGGCGTATCGGGGTCGGTAAACCGCACCAGATACCCGCCAATACGGTGATCGCCCAAAGCCTTGACCTCAGTGCCGAAGGTGACAACCGTGTCATTGGTCAGAAGGTCAACGGCTTTTCCGGCGTTCGAGGCCACCCACTCATGTTCCACCCGTTCCCAATCGGACATCGGGGGGATAATGGCGCGACCGTCTTCTAGCGAATATGAAAATCGCCAGTATTGCATGTTCATGCACAAAACGGCCGTATCCGTGTATACCAATAAATCCGAGAACCACGTATAAAGGCCATCGTAACGCAGATCGTTTATCCGCTGGAAGATGGTAGATAAGGTGCTTCGGACAGCATCAACAATTTCATTGAATGAGACGGCCTTAATGATGCCGAGTTGTTGAGCTTGTAAGAGTAAGTCAGCGTTAGACAGGTCATTGGCGGACGGCCGTTTCTTGGGTGCGGTTTCACCCGGCTCATCATTGGCCGGCTCTTGTGTTTCCGCTCCTTCTTCTTCGGTCATTTCGTCAGTGACATCAACCTCTTCATCTTCTGCGCTCGAAGAATCATCGGCGGCACTGCCTGTTTTTTTGGCTTGATTTTTTTGCATTTGTTTTGTCATCTTAGCCTCAAATAAAAAACGCCACCGCACCCCATTGCTGAGGTGAGTGGCGTCGCGCGCTATATAAAGTTACAAGGATCATTCTACAATGACCCGCGATTTAAGGCAAACGTTCTAAATTTGCGCCAAATCGGGGCCGTTACCAATCTCCAACGCCTGCCCATTAGGAATAGTGATCGCCTTTCCTTTCAGGTCTTCGGCACTCAAAATGAGATCGGCAGGCGGGTAGTCAGGCACGGCCGTGCCTTGAAATTTGCCCGTAGCGCAGTTCATGATGTGGAACGGGCCATTTGTGCCAATGTCGAAATGAGCGGCCGTTTCTAGGGCGGTGAGTAGGATTTCACAAACGGCCGTATCTGATTGGCTTGGTAAAATTCTTGTGGTCATGATTTGATACAGGCAACCAAGGGCAACCTGCTCCCCTGAGCCAATGGCCTCGTAATCGTGATCCGCTTCGGTCACACAAACGAATTGATCGATTTGAAATATTTGACCATGATAGACCACAAGCAGATCGTTGAAATTATGCTCCAAACCACCTTCGGCCGTCGCTTTCATGCCCCCCTTTTCAATCAATTCCCGCCAAGCGGGTACAAACTCTTTGCGGAGGTATTGAACGGCCGTTAGCCGTTTGTGGTGTTTAGGCAGTTCGAGATGTTCCACTTCGTAAGCCCCACGCACAAAGCCAGCCGCGCCAATGACCATCTTTCCCCCACCCTTGCCGGGAATATCCAGCACCCGCATCTTTGGCTCTTGAATAGTCATCTTGCGAGTGCCGGAGGTCATACAGGTATCAGCCCCCATATAGACCACACCACTATGTTTCTGTCGAATCGCTACTATTGTTGTCAAAATTCACCTCTATAAATATAAATTGCCCTCGCGTCAACAGGTACATCACCCGTTGGCTGGGGCTAATCTTGAGTAACAAATCATTGTGTGCCCCCCCACGTGTGGCTTGCCAATCAGCCGCAAGGTCGTTGGCATAGCGTTCAGCCACCAACTTATCACGGGTAAAGAAGATAACGGCCGTCAATGGCGGGGGGATGATTGTGGTTATAGGTTGCGTCGGATTTGCTCCTCTATCGCCGTCTGTAGTTTTTCCAACATCCATTGTAAGCGGTCCTCTTGAACATCCTGAATGGTTTGCCACCTACCCTGATGCACTTGCGCCTGACGGTCGCGGTCTTGAACCAGTGGGGCGTACTCTCTAACGTTGCCTATTGTGGAGCGAAAGCCAAATAGGTCTACCTTTTGCACATGCGTCCAAGACCTGCCCAAATTACCTGTGCGCCGATAGGTGGAGTTCTCTGGCGGTGGCGGGTACTTGGCTAGGTCAGTGGCAAAGGCGGCCCCAATCTCATTGACAGCCGGCGCAAGATAGGCGGGGTTAGAGAGTGAGTTGATCACCTTTAGTACCTGCTCTTCATTTTGGATGTCAATAACAATATCAGCCATTTGTACCGCCTAAAGGGTGGGGAGCGTGATCCGCCTCTTGCCCTTACCCTTGCCTTTGACCTTGATTTCCCTTGCATTCGCGGTGATGATGCGGGGAGTTTTGTTTTTACCTGCGGCTTGTTTGTAGATTTCTATCGTTGACATGGATTCAAGGTAAATCCGATAGGCACGCTCTTCAACGCTCATCACTCGCTTCATGCTGGGGAACATTGGTTGGGGAATGTTTCGTGGCCCAAGAAACATCTCTTCTTCAAGCCTGCGCCACCCATCGGCAAGGCGTTTTGCCTGATTGTCAACAGCTTTGTCCAAACAGTTATTGGGGGCTTCGCTTGAATAACCAAAACGAAAATCACCCCATGTGAACGGCCGTTCTTTGCAACCTTTGGGGGCTTGAGCATTCATAGTACCCGTAAGTTGTTTGGGTATGGCTTCCGACATGCCTACAGCGGCATGTTTCATAAAGGCCATGTTGTTTCCAGCCCAAAACATGGCAATAGACAAGGCTTCGAGATCGTTGTGGGTTGGAAACAAGGTGCCACATTCGGTGGAATCAAGGGAAGAGTTGTTAATCATCGGCGTTCTCCATTTGTTCAAACTGAATATTGTTATCGCCCGGAAACGGCCGTGTATGGGCAACATGCCCTAACCATATTTCGGACGGAATTTCGGACGGAAAAGCCGCGCATTTGCGGACCGCGGCATTGGGTAAATGTCGGCACATCGCGCACACGGCCGAAAGCGCAGGCGGAAAACTTGGTTGAATGACTGCGTAAACCGGGGGGGTGTTGGTCATTAAAAAACCTCTCTTGTGTAGGTCAAGCAACCACCGAGCGCGGCCGCAAGGGTGGTAAAGACATCATGCGATAAGGAACGATTGGCCTCAGTGACGGCCGTTTTGCCGGTTAGGATGTCTTGGCGGTGGTGGTTTCCTACTGTTGCCACACTGTGATTGAAAAGGCGGTTTATCTCGCTGGGTCTAATCTCGTAAAAAGCCGGCTCAGCAACGAGAACATGGCGCAAGGGTGCGCCGGAGTGATCACGGCCAATAACACGGAGCTCCCTAATTCCCTCCCAATGGAGCATGACAAGATCGCCCCACCCCAATCCTTCCACATGCTTGAATGGGTTGAAAACCCTGTTGTAAATGACCAACCCCCCATTTGCCTTTCCTTCCACATAACCCACATTCCCTATCGCCTTCGTGTGGGTTAGCCCCTTTGCGTTCAGTAAGTGTGACCACACTTCAAACTTCGAGGAATGAGCCAAGCGATATTCAAGAGCATAAAGGAGATCAATGGCCTTTTCTGATTTGGGGGCGTTACGGGCAATGCCTACCTCTGGATTGGTGATATAGGGGGAGCAGATAGGGCAAACTAGATCGTCATTGGCCGTTAACCATATCCACACCCATGATCCATCATCCTTTTCTTCAGGGCGTACATCACACCGACAACGGGGATGGGCTGGCGGGGCCACAGACGGCCGTTTGTGGGCAAGTCCCGAAGCCATGTAGCCGTTGATTTTTCCCTCAGCGTAAGCCCGAGTTACTTCGGTGACAGACACCATTTCGGCGCGGTCAACATGAAAGATCGCTTCGATACGCGCCGTCGAAGCTTCGGTCTTTAGCAACGGCCGTATGGAGTCCATCAGATCATCAAATGACCCACCACCCTTGATGTATTGGTCAATCGCAGAGCTAATGCCCTTGATGGTGGTCTGGTTGATGTCCTTGATTAGGTCGTAGGCGTAAGTTTTGGCAAAGGCTCTGGCGTCCTCATTCACCAGTCGCCAGTCAACATCAATTGACTGCGTGATGGGGATGGAGAAACGAGACTGAGTAACGCCGGCGATTACGCTGGTGAGGGTGAGGGTGTAAATTGCTTCATACAACCTGTCGCTGTTAAGCGTGATCACCGTGGCGATTTGGGCGATAAGTTGTTTAGGGATGGTTTTGGTGGCAAGCGATTTGAAGTTATGGCTAAAGAGGGCTTCCCTTTGTTCTTGGAACCCCCAATAAACCTCCCGCGTCCCTTGCGTTTCCGCCTCGTTTAGGGCGTTGTTCAATTCGCGCACCAAGTCTTTAGTTGCTGACATTGCGCTCACTCATGTGCAGAAACGGCCGTTCAAAGGCGGCGCGTATTTTTTCGGGGGTGTTGGCCAGCATCAAAGCCTTGAAAACGGCCGTTTTGACCGGTTCAACAATGTGGTCAGAGTTAAAAGGAACGTTAGCCGGGGGTAACTCAGGGTATCGTTTAAGTACCTTGCTACGCCATTTGTTCATGTCGGCCATCATCGCCTTGTATTGGGGCTTACTGAGGCCGTAAGGCAGGCTCTTCATGTCGTCGCCGCTATCCATGTTTTCATTGGTGTTGGTAGCAACGGCCGTATTGGTGGGGGTATCGTTGGAAACGTTGGCAGGGCTGGGGGTTGTTGTGGCTGGCAAAGCGGTGGCCGCTGATGCTTGGTGGCGCATCTCATCAACCTCTGCATTGGGCAAAAGGCCAATGGCGGCGCGTATCTCGGCATTGGTCATGTAAGGAAAGAAGACTTGTAATTCTGCGGCCTTCTTAAATCGTGCCTGCTGAAAAACCGGGAGGGCTTCGTAGTGGAAGCGGAGCCGCAAGCCAGCATCAGCAAAAAGACCTTCGTTCAACGCCTCCTCAATGAGCAAGGCTTGGGGGATCACCGTTTTGGTATAGAAATGCTCATCATCCTGTTCGGATGTTGAGTTGCGGGAGGCATTTGTGTAAAGAACGCTGGCCGGCACCCCCATAGTGGCGCAAATGTCCAAGCGACTCTCTTCGCTAAGTTCAGTAAGGATCATGTCCTTTAAGAGCGGGGTCAGGGTCTTGAACTCCAGCATTTGATCGCCCGGCAATACATGAATGTCCCACGCCTTTGAGCGGCCGGTGAGGGCTTGTTGCAGAAAGAACCGTATCTTTTGCATCACGGGGTCAGGGGGCGCACTTTTGGCGAACACCAGCGTAACGGGCATAGCTCCAGTTTCAAAGAACGAGGTCAGGAACTTGTCTTGATGGTAAAGAATACCAGCTTTGGTTATTGCCACCTTTGCGAGGGGAGTATCGGGGCGAAACTCGCGCAGGCCGGGGGTGTAGACATAGCAGATGTCCTCAACGGGAATGTTGATTTCTTTCTTGCCCACGGTCTTAGTGAATTTCTCAAAGCCATGTTCGCCTATTACGGGGGTAATGAGGGCGGGGTCTTGCCAGACAACGGCCGTTATAAAGTAGCCGTTGTGCTCCTTGTGTAGGTAGGCTTGGGCATAAATACAAAGAGCCTTCTCAATTTGGGTCAAAATGCGGGTGAGCGATATTTGAAAAGGCAAAGTGTCTTCGCCCAAGATACGGCCGTCCGGGCCTTGGCGAGGGGTGGGAAAGTTGGCTTGGGCGACGACTTCGCCAGTGCTGATGTCTTCCACCTCGCGGGGCAGGGAGGAAATAGAATCCGCTCGATACTGAATACAACGGTTCAAAGCCCCCACGGTAGCATACAACAATTCGGGGCTATCAACCTTGTTTTCGCCTTTAATGACATCTTTAAGCACATCCCCCATTGAACCATTGACAAAGGCCGTGCCGCTCTTTGTGCCTTGCCAGAGTGTCACTTTTTGGCCGTTCGGTAGGAGGGTGATGGGTGAGGCAAAGTTATCCACATAAGCCTCTCTGATTTGCCGCTGTAATTGTTGTATGTAGCTCATAAATATACCTCACTTAAGATTGTATCATATCCCGCAAATCTCACTTATTGCCTTTCTTCCTAGACGGCCGTTTGCGTTTCGGCTTGCCGTCGCTTAGGGGTGGGGGTGGATCATCGGGCATGTCGTCAGGCATTAGATTGACATCACGCCATGCAAGGGTGCGATCATCCATCAAACGCTGGAAAACATTTTCGGGAAGTTTTGAATTGTCTTTATTACGGTGGGCAAAGATTGATTGACGTTGAACGATCAACCTTCTCATCTTTTCAGGCACAAGATTTTCTACACCACCCACACTCATTGGGTCGGTGGCATCATCTGGAAAGCCCTCGCTGTGCATTGCCTTAATGATGGCTTTCCACTCACTGCGCGTTATTTGTTTCTCTGTCGGGGGCTTGGTTTCATCCAAGCCATTGTCTTCGTTAGTCATTCATACTCGTTTACGCAAAGAACCAGCCCTTTATATTCTTCGATGCTACGTAGGCATAGAGTTCAGCAAAGGCAAAATGATCGTCCTTGCTACCCTCTGTATAAGATGCGGTTAAATTCCCGTGCCTGTCCGTTTTGATGACGCGGGTAGGGGCCTTGATTTGGTCTAAGTAGTCTGGAACGTTGCTGATATTAGCCGGGATGACGTTTTTACCAGCAAACCACCGTGCATACATTGAATCTAAGGCACGGGTTCTCGCCACACGCACATAACCTTCTTTCCCCTGAAAGTCAACATGCTCCAATGTTTGTCCTTCTGTGCTACTGAAATAGGCCAGCCATACACGGCCGTCGGTGAACCTTGAACGAAGGTCAAGGGATTGTTCGGTTTCTGGAGCTCCATCAACGACGCAAATATCCACGTTGTAAAGGCCAATGAGTTCAGCAATTGCTTCAAAGTTAGTGACTGTGCCGGCGTAAAGCTGAGGATATTCGCCGGTTAGTGGATTGAAGTAACGAATCACCACATGCTTGAGGGTTGGGGAGATGTCCACGCCCATAAAAACAAACTCACTTAGATGGTGCGGCCCATGGCTGTAATTGCGTTTGTTCGCCCCAATAACCTTGTCATCAATCTTACCGCCCTTTGGTGACCACGGAAGACCCAAGTCCTGATTCCATGCTTGCATGAGATCACTTTGTTCCAACTGCATGAGGTTGAGAACAATCAGCATAATCTCATCATCTGGCCGTAGCGGGTTGCTACAGGACATGAGTTTAGTTGGATGCCACCCAACGATTTCGCGGCCAAAGTAGGTGGGCACCCATTCACCCATGGCCATGCGGTTGACTTCCTTGCCACACTTTTTGTTCTCGCAGGCAACAAAGGCACGGCCGTCCTTCTTTCCGTGCCACTGAGACGGCCGTCCAAGTTCATCATAATCTTGAATGACCTTATCAATGGTGAGCATTTGGAAACGGCCGCAGTGAGGGCAACGCACAAACCATTCACGCTGATCCGTTTTCAACCATTCCGCATGTATCTTGGTGTTGTGGTAGCTGGGCGTAGAGGCGATCCGAAGTTCTTGGATAGGACTTGCACCAAACCGCTTTTTAAGAAGAGGCAAGGTTTCCGGCATCATTTCATCAAATTCATCAGCTACCCCACCATCGGCACGGAATGATTTCATCCGATTGGCCGAACGCCCCGCCTCGGCACCATCGGTCATGCGTGCCACGTTTCCGCTTCGGAGAATGAGCCAATTGTCACGGATACGCTTCAGGTCTACTTTGTCTGCACCGCGGTGACCTCTTTTCTTTTCGCCATCAACCTTGTTGGTAATGCCATCAAGATAGGGGCTGGCTTCGAGGGCCGTACCTATACGCTGTTGGCTCATGTCGCTTACATCTGCATAAGTAGGCATGATGTAAGCCACATCCATATAGCGTTCGTCACAGGCATGAAAAGCGTAAGAAAGCAAAAGTTCGGTGATGCGGATCTGCCCGGACTTCATAAAAACTTGCTCCCTCGCGGTGCAAGCCATCATGCCGATGAGGTATGGATTGTTGACTAAATCAAGAGGGACGTTCGGGCGAAGCATCGGCCGTCGGAGCATTGTCCACGGCAACATGTTCAAAGGTTTACGCCCATCACGGCGCATGTGGGGGGGAGTTTCACCAAAGCTACCATCAGTTAGCATCTGACGGGTCATTGTTGCCGCCTCAACAACGGCCGTTTTCTCCTGTGGTAGCATATTAAATCCTCCCGCATTCCGAGTTCTGTATAGCTCTTACGTACAACTCAGGAGGGCTTTTTTTTGCATCGCCTATATAACTATGCGACAGTCCAAAAACATCAATCATCATGCTCTTCTTTCGGTTGCAAGGTTTGAGAAACAGCCCGAATATTGGCGAGAAAAGATGTTAACTGATCAGGAGGAAGTTGTAGCATTCCACTGATCGCAACCTGAACATCTGTGTCACTTCCAACAAAGTTCAGGTTGGTTGTATTGATGGGGGTGGGGTCTTTTTTCTCTTTGTAGTCGCCGGCCCCATCCTTTTTGTCCTGACGGTCGCGCATGAAGCCATTCAGTCCTATCACGTCTGCTTGGTGCTTCATGAGGCTTATCAGCCTATCAATTGCGTCAAGGTTGCCCCGTAACACCTCCGGGTGGATAGCGGTTAGAGCGGTATTTGCCTGCTCTAGGTGCATAGCTGAGTAGTTCTCAAATGTAGTAAGGTTGTCTTGGCGAAGTTGGGTGCGAAGTGCCTTTATGTCGTTTTGAATGGTCATCGGTGAGACTTTCAAAAACTCGGCTAAAATTCGGCGGTTCGTAATGCCACCGATCATGTATTGCAAGAGCTTGCCCCGCCTTATTTCAATTTCTTCGGGCGACGAGGGGGTGAATTTAGATTTACTCTTTGTGCTCTTGTCTGGTTCAGTCATTACTTATTTTCCTAGCCAATGCAACATACGATAAATATAAAAGGCTTCGGCGTATTCTACACTAGGCTGTAGGTTAATGGCGTGAAATTTGCCTATAACTTTAATCCATATAGGCAGGTTTACGCCTGCCACTATACGTTCAACCTGCGATTTATGGCACATGAGCGCCGATTCCTTGAGACTTATCAAATCATCGGACAAAGGCAAATAGAGGTTTGGGGCGAAGTTCACCGATGAGGGCAATTGATAAAACAAAATCGAACAGTGGCGCGCCGCAGGAATTAGGGCGTTTGTGGTGTGGATATGATCAGCGTGGGTGTCGCTTGGGTATGGGGTGTAAACCACATCTATGTTTAGGCGGTTTATGAGTTCGCCGAGCATGGGCATGATCACATCCTGATCTCTTAAATCACGGCTGACCTTATCAAAACAAAACGTAGCAGTGATGCCAAGAACGTCACAACTCAAAGCCTGCTCCGCTAATCGCTGGGTATGATCAGCGGTACGGCCGTTCTTAGTGGTGACAACTAAGTAAACGTGATCCCCTCGCTGAGCATGGTGGGCAAGCATCCCCCCGCACCCTAATTCAACATCATCGTGGTGTGCTGAAACAGCTAAGATATTAAATGGCATGGTAGCTAAAATATTGGTTGGTCATAATTTCTTGTGCTCGATGTGGCCCAAGGTTCATCAACAAATCAATCACGCCCATATTCTCTAAGAACCTGCCACCATGTACCTGCGCGTAATTGGGGCATTTCATGTCTTGAATGAGCAGAATAATGCCGGCCTCCTCGAATTGACGCGGATTCAAATAGGCCAATGCCCCCCGCCCCGCCAAGTAAGCATCGCCACCTACCGCCTTGGTCAATTTGATAAGGCGATCTGTTTTATCAATAGGGGGGTCAATGTTGAGGCTACTCGCCAAAACGTATTTGCCTTTACTTTTGATGCCTAGTTCGTAGGCAAACCGCCTTACAAAGATTTCATTCATTTCGGCCAGCGTTTGCGCGCCATTGGCCGAATAAATTTCATCTTCCAAAAGACCAAAGATTTGTCTGAAATAGGGGGCACGATGGTACTCATTTTCGAGGATGTTCAAATGGGTTTGCCGCCAGTTGTCATGGGCATTGGATGCCAACATCACCTCGCGTATTTTCGATGTGCTGTTATACCGGACAGGAACGGTTAACCATCGCCACCCATCACGGCCAACGGCCGTTCTTATTCGGTTTCTGTTTTGGAAGTTCTCTTTGGCGAATTGGACATCATCAGAGAGGATGAAAATGTCAGCATGGACAGCCTTCCCGTAGTAGGGAAGATAGGGGTTATAGTGGGGTTGATGCGAAGCCGCGATCTTAATCATTGTCAGTGTACCTCTTCAATCGTCATATGACTGTGGAATATTTGCCCGAAATGCAATACCCAAGCCCCTCTTTTTGGCTCCTTTGTAGGAGATAATACCCTCACCCCACTTGTCCTGTAAATACCTGACTGCGGCCTCTTCGGTATGAGTGGTGCGGAAGTTTGCCAACCCTCCTACATCCGCACCCGTTCGTGATCCCGATTCATCGCACCAGCCCCAAAACCGCATATCCTGAATTAAAAAGCCAAACTCCCTTATGGCTGTAAGGCACATGTCTACATCAACCTTAAGCCGTAGCCCTTCATCGAAGCGCAGGACATCCGTCCGAAGAAAGCCCATGCAAGCCGCCATTCCCCAGCCACACAAGCGCATGGGGGCATAACTGTGGCGCTCCCATGGGGTCGGTGTTTGGGCATAACAAAACAGACCTGTACCGGCATCGCTTGCCAGCATGTAGGTCTGCGTGAAAATGTCAATGATGGTATTGACATCCGTGATCTTTGTTTGACTTCGGCGCATGGTGAAAAGGTTGTGCATCCCGGCGTAGTCGTCATCCAACTGAATGACGAAGCTTTCCACTTGGCGATGGTCATTCATGAAATTACGGATTTTACCGAGATGCCCATCAACGTTATGAGGAACGAGGCAACCCGGCAGTTTGCCAACTTTGGCAAAGGAACGGCCGTAGCTGGGCAATTCGGGTTCATGAACAAAGATATTTCCAATTGAGGCAAAAGGGTGATTGATGATGCGGTCGGCACGTCCCCGGCTGGGGATGAGAACCAACATGCTAACGTCGCCATTATGGATGACCTTTAGACCATCGGCACGGGTATAAACTTGCTTCACGTCGGGGACACCTCGCTACTGTCATTTGAGCCAAGAACGCCTTGCACAAAGGGATTGTCCCTAACTGCATCGAAGCCAAAAGGCAATTCTTTTTGAGGGAATGCCCCCACTTGCGGCATAACTTTGGCTAGATATTCATCCCCATCTACCACACGCCCCTTGCCTATTCCTGAGTTGAACGCGCATCGCACCGGCTTGATTCCAAAATGATCGCAGGCGGTGTTGAAATTCAACTCACTTTTGAAGATGAGCATCACATAATCAAACCGTGCCCCCGGCACCAGCGAGATTAGGCCGGGAAAATTCTTTTTCTTTTTCTTCGAGGAACGGCCGTTGCCCTCCTCGTCTTCATCTTCACCGCCGAAGAATGAGCCACGGCTATCAAGAATGGCTTGCAGGTTCGCGGCCTTCGTCTCTACCATAGCGGCGAGTTTTTCTAACATGGGCCGGCGTGTTTCAAAGAGCGTACCGATTCTGTCCAACAGAGCCAACACCTTGCGCTCGGTTGCTTCATCCAAAGACACCACCAGCACCGGCACCTTATCAAAGTTACCCTCTAGTGCATCCTGAAGCCGCATGTGTCCATCCAGCAACTTGCCAGTGGTGCGGTTGTAGAGCAACGCCCCTACCCAACCTACCTCACCAAGGAAGCTCAACCAAGCCTCATGTTGCAGGGATGGGTGTCTTTTCCAGTTAAGGTCGGTGGTGTCAATGGTTTGTGGGGAGAGCCATTCAAATGAAAGGCTGTTGTCTGGAATGACAGACAAGATTTCAAACTGCAAAGAACCCGTCTCACTGGTAGGACGGGCTAGCAATTGGTCTAGGGGTGTTGGGTCGGTGGTCATGTCTGCCATAAATAGATAGAGTGGCGGTAAAGCCACTCTAATCATTATAAATTGATTTTGTTAAATGGGTCAACCTTTTGCCTAAACTAGCGGATTATTCACACCGCATCAAACAAAAGGAGTCACCCCTTAACCATCGTGGGGGGACTGAGAGCCAATTATGCCTAGAACAAAACTGGCCTAAAACATACTGGCTTGGGTCGGCGGTTTGGTTTGCTCATCGTCGGCACCCTCAACGGCCGTTAGCTCACCTTTCTTACCCTTCTTGACTTCGCCCTTGCGGGCCGTCAGCCATGGACGTTCCTTTTTGTGCTTATCAATTTCCCGCGCCCGGTCGCGGAGGTCAGTGCGCGTATCGGCCGAAGGATGCAGAACCGCGCCTTCATCGTAAAAGTGATCCACCCCTCGCCCTAGGTTTCGCCCACGGGCCGTATGCTTATCCAACGCCCAATCAGGGATTTCTAACCGCACCTCATCGCTTTGATAAATGATGCTGTACCAATAGTCAGCCTCCCGGCTTTTAGGAGCTCGGCAAAGCCGAAGGACGGCATTGATCACCGGCAGGCTGAATACCTTTTGGTGCTTCGCCTGCATCTGCCAGTATTGCTCTTCGCAAAGAGCCACGAAAGCGATCACATCTGGATCGGCCAGCCCCACATCCTCATGCGCGCAAACAATGAGCCGTCGCCAAAGCATGTAGGGAATTTCCTCTTTTTTGATTTTGGTGTTGGGCAGGTACAATAACCGTTAGGGTTTGATGTTGGGCGGGGCCGGTGATGGGTTGTCACTTGCCCCGCCTCCCTGTTCTGCTTTTCCTATTTGGTTGTTAAAGTGCATCTATGAGGGCGATCTTGCTACACCTACCAGCCTAGTCAATAGGGAATTTCCTCATTTTCAAAAACCGCTTTTTGCCGTTTCCGTAACGGCCGTTACCACTCCCAAAACCCTTAATCTTGACAAGCCAATCTACCTAGTCAAACCGAACAATCCCGCCATTTGAGGCACGGCCGTGCCTGCGCCTTAACCTTTCGATTCTGCCCCACCAACCAGCCTAGTCAAATGCCGCGCCAAGCAACGGCCGTTGCCACTCCCAAAACCCCTAATCGTGACATGCCAATCTGCCTAGTCAAACCTACCGCGAGGCAAGGGGAGCGGCTCAATTGTCAAAGCTCCCATTATGGGCAAACCATAACTTAACTACCAGCCTAGTCAAACCGCACCTTGATTGATTTGTGTGGCCACACTTGGCGATACTGAAGCTGATGGGTCGTGGGGAGGCGCAAGGCAAGCCCGATGACGGGGATTTCTAAACCTTGAAACACGGCCGCTTTGGGACAGATAACTAGCCTGCCAAGCAAACCAGAGGGCAGAGCAATAGTAACCTTTCTAGCTTTCGCCGATGCTTCGCCCAAACCCTGAGAACTAGGTGTCATTTGCAAGCAGGTGAAGGGGTAAGCGTAAGGTTGAGGGCTTGGCTCTAGCCCAAATAACAATGAGAAAAGCCCTCCTGAAAAACAGAAGGGCTAAAGCTGGCAGTGGGGGCAAGGGTAATTTTTTAATCAAACTCCCCCTTGGGTAAAACCATGATCGCGGTGCGGGTGTTGGTGCCACTGACGACAAAGGCATCTTTGGGCAGGTTGTAAAAATTAACCCCATTCCGTTGCGCCATTTTCAAAAATTGGCGGGTGTGCTTTTGTGGCCTATCGAAGCCGACGGGGACAATGGAAAGCAAGACACCTCCCATCTCAACGTTTCGATAGGCTCGTTTGATGTGGGCTAAGGCGTTGTCAAAAGGCGGGTTCATGATCACCGCCTTGTAGGTTTGCTTAGGGATGAAATCGAAGAAGTCGCAACGGTGGGGAATGATGTTGGCCGTTTGCTCAATCAAGATTTGATAAAGCGAGTAGTTCCACTCAACGCACTCCACAAACACGTTTACCCCATCGCGCTTGTATAAGCGGATGATCTCAAGAGCAAAGTCGCCAGTGCCGGCTGAAGGCTCAAGAAGAACATCCCCATCTTCCAGATCGGGTAGGAGGCTATAAGCGGTTTGGGCGACGGCCGCAGATGTGGGGAAAAAGCCGGGGTTGCCTGAAATCACTTGGCGCAAAACCCGCAATTGTCGCTCGGCTTCGTAGTCCCCTTGAAAGTCGCGCTCAATGATGCGCACCGCCCAATCAATTGAAAGAGTGCTGTCTTCCCGGCTACAAGAGCCAATGAGAAACGTCTCCCCCCTTCGCTTCATGCTTTCGGCGTTATGAGCCAACGACAGTATGCGCCCACGGGTATTCAGCCATCGAAGATGTTTGGGGATGCGGTTCATTGCGTCCAAATCGAACAGTTCGCGCAGGATGCAGGCGGTTTTCTCTTGTTTGTCGGCATGAGCTAACTGGTGTTTGCGCTCATCCAATCGCTTGCGGGTGGGGGGCTTGGTCATGAATTGACGTAAAACAGCAACCGTTTTACGCAGATCGGCATACATGCTCCTAAAATCCTTGCGGGTATTTGGGGTCAAGTTGTAGTTCTCGAAGCTTACGCCAAGTGACGGCTGACAAACGGTCGTATTTGGGGAATTTGATTTTTGTAACATGGGCATCTCCTTTATAAATCAGACGAAGAAATTAGAACGTTCTAATTCTGACACACCAACCAGCCTAGTCAAACAACAAAACTCGTTTAACCCACTTTTCCCAAGCCTCGGCCTCCGTTTGCGCGTATGGGCCACGGCAACCACAAAGACAAACGACTTGAAAATATTGGTCATGCTCCACACAAAGTTCCACATACCCACAAAAAAGACAGGGATAGGTGTCTAACGGCCGTTCCTGAACCGTATCTTCCCAAGCGATTGAATCCAGCGAGAAAAGTCCGTTATAGGCGGAACGGCCGTTGTGCCGCCAATATTTAAGTTTTTCGTCCTTGATCGGCGCATTCTCATACAGCCAACCTTTGCGGGTCTCCCCATCCACCGCATGAAAACGTACCCACCACGGGAATTTGTACCAATCATCGTGTGTCAACAACATCATAAACTCCTTGATTAAAAACGGTTAGGTGAATTTGGCCGCATCGTTCGGCCAGCTTGTAAGACTCTTTGAATAAAATTTCATCGGCAACGGCCGTTGGATCATCGAACTCCGGGGGGCGTTGCAGGGATGACCACTTAGCCCACACCTCACCCACCAGATCGGCAGGAAGCAGGCCACGCGCCACAATGTAATCAGTCATCCGCTTCTTTGTCCACAGCCCTTTTATACCCTGCATCCCGTTAGCTCCTTTGAGCTTCGGCTGGGCGTTCGCTTCGATAATGACCACGCGCCAAAGCTCATCCTTGAAAAGTTCATCAAGTTCATGGGGACGCATAGAGGGGCAAAAGATACAGGATGATTTACCGGGATCTGGCAAGCCTTCGCTGGCAATGATGGCATGGCAAGCCTTGCGATCAATGCCCCACACTTGAAGGGGGTGAACGTAGACATCGTTGTAACGGGCGTTTTCAGGGGATAGGTCGGTTTGGGTGGTGGCGAACCGCTCCACGCGCTTGCCTTCGTTGCAGTCATAGCCAAGCACCCGATAACAGGGCGTGTGGCCGTAGAGTTGGGTGACAAGGGCATCTAACTGCTGGCCTTTTGAACGCAGTGAACAACTGTGATTTTCTCGGAAGGCAATGGAGGGTAAGGTGCGGTTGCTGATGCAAGCCCCGGCCAAGCTGAGGTAATGAAAATGCTTAGCCTTCTTTTTCAGTTCATGGCTTACAAAGGTAATGGGGGGAAAGCCATGTTTGATCAACCAATGGTTTGCCAAAAACAGGTAGGCATAAAATCGCCGGTGCTCATTGCCATACTCATTCTTACCCACCAACGCCACGGCGATCACATCAGGCCGCAACCCTCGCCGGTACATCTCAATCAGCATTGCCCAACTATCCACCCCCAAACCCAAGCTAACAATAATCGGCGCATCTAACGCCAATGGCCCACAGATACGGCCGTTCATGATGTCAACTACAGGCAATTCCTTTTTGATTTTTACCTTCTTTTTCTTCTTGGCGGAAGGTATTGCTTTTTGGGCAATGGGGGTCAAATCAAAAAGGAGGGGTTGGGTTGTTTGGTCGGTCATCAGTTGGGTATCAACCCCTCTTCAGAAAGATAAGCCAACCTGTCAAGGAAAACACCATCAGGAAAGGCGTGTCCAAACCACTCGTAAAACTTTTGTGGAAATTCAAACTGGTCTAGGGACTTCCCACAAAGACTTAAGACACGGTTCAGCTTGTTTCGCGCCTCATCACTGCCATTTTCTTTGAGCCACAGGTCATCTAAGTAAAGCCATGGGCCATAATAGGCAAAGCCCGGCACGAATACCGGGTGAAGGTAGAACGGCAGTTCATCGTGGCGCACCGCGCCATCTTTGAAAAGCGCACACCAATCATTCTCTTCAAAGGGCATAGAAGGCGCAGGAATAGCAAAGCGGTACATGGTGTGGCTTGCTGGACTGTAAAGGTGATAGCCTTTGGGTGTCCAGTGGGCTACCATCACCTCGCCACGGTCCAAACCTTGCACATCTTGTTTAAGAAAAATCATTTTAATGATCGTCATTTTCTCCTCATTGTGGGCCATTGGTTGATGCGGCCGCCCCGGCCGGTAATCTCCAGTTATCAACAATGATTGGTTCTTTCCAATCTTCGGACAGGGCGGCGCGGATGTCGTCGGGGTTCATGTTTTGGTAAGGCGGGATGCCCTCAGTAAATTGCACCAGCGAAGCATGGCGTTTAATGGTTTTGCCAAACTCCTGCTCGTAGGCCACCAACTCCGCAAAACGCAAGGGATCAAGTACGGCCGCGCTTGCGTATTGTTGGGGGTTGGCGAAAATGCAGAACATACAAGAGCATCGGCCAAAGCCCAGCCGGTAGCATGGGTGGGGATTGACCCGCCACCGCTCGGAAATCTGCCAACATTCGTTTTTAGTCCAACTGTGGACAGGTCTCCAGTGATCCACCCACCGCCAAACCTTGCGCCCATTGCGAAGGTCTGAGCGGTGAGGCTCAAACGTTTCATAATGGGAACGGGCGGCGGACTCATCGGCCCGTTCACCCGTGATAACCAGCGTTTTAGCGTAGTTGAATCGGGGTTGGTTTCGGATCGCCATATCCATGACCGCTATTTTTAGATAGGCACTGCAATAACGAACACTCAAATCTGGTGAGACTTGGGGAAATAGACGGCGGGTACCGGGTTTACCTCGAACACCCCCAACTTCCACAATACGGCCGTCCGGCGTTTCAAACCGAGTGGGCAAGGTGATGGAATTTTCCTTGAGCATTTCGCCGCGAAAGCCCTCCACCTTCCATGACTCGTAATATTCCACCCCAAAGGCACTGGCAACGGCGCGGCAATAGGCTGGTGTGCAAGGCCAGTCCATCAACGGCTTGCCTTCACGCCCATCAATGACATGGTGCCACAGTTCTATTTTTGTAGGGTCAACGCCTTGCTCTAACAGATGAAGGAAGCAGGCAAGCGAATCTATGCCACCAGACCAACCAATAAGAACTTTAGAGTAGTTGTCGAAATTAGGTGTCATGCACTCACTTGCCAAGCCTTTTATATTTGTCTATCCCCACGGAAGATGCGGGGATACAGACTGGTTTCAATGATCAAATTATCTTCTCTTATTTTCTTCATTTCTGCGGCACATTCGTCCTTCGTGATCAGCTTGTTCATGTACTTGATCATCACCAAGCCATAATCATCACCAGTTGGCCGACGCTTCAAAACGGCCGTATCTGATAAAACCCGATCCTTTCCCTCCCCAACAAAATCAAGTCTTTGCTGACAATTGCCACCCCATTTGGCAGAACTTCCCAATCACATCCACACCCATATTTTCATAGCCCAAAAGCCCCACGGTGTATTTTTGATACGGGGCAAAACCGCCAAGTG